AATATATTTAAAAAAAACATAATTGTTGAAAAAGAAAATATTAATAATAATGAGTTATATAAAAATTTCAAATTAAAATATAAAGTACCAAAAACGTATATAGATAATATTTTAAAAAATGACAAAGAGTTTAAAATTTATAATACTGAAAATGAACAAGAGTTATATATACAAAAATGGTTATTATCTTCAATTGTGTAAATAAAATAAAAGTTATAGTATTGAAATTATAATATTTTTTACAATATTATATTGTGTTGTATTTTTGGATGGGTTGTTACTAGATATTAACTTTAGGTGTAATATGTGTTTCTATATTATTATATAAAATGCGAATACAAAAAATGTATAATTAGTTATGTTTATAAATAGAAAGTGTTCTTGCACTCGGATCTGTTGCATCATTATATTTTGGCATCCAAAAATATGGCACAATATGAGTGCAATTTGGAAATAATTTGTCAAAAATTTGCTTGTAATATATTTTTTCAGTCTCTATAGAAGGTTCTAATTCACTATTCTGTTTTATAGCAATTTTTTCTTGAAGAATAGAATACAATGATCGACCACGAGAGCTAACTCCGTCACTAAATGCTTCTTTCCTGCGCCAAAGAATTGCATCTGGTAAAATTTGTTTACTACTAAAATTTACAAAATTTTTAGTACAAAATGCGCTACGTAGTAAGAATTTTTCCATCCAGCTTCCAGGCACAGGATTTCTAAAATATGCTGGTATAGACAAAATATAATTTGTAAAAGTTCTGTCCAAAAATGGTGTGCGAGGTTCGAGACCATGTGATGAAATAGATTTGTCTGACCGCAAAACATCAAATAAATGAATATCTTTTAGTAATCTTCTACACTCTTTATCGAACTCAATATCATCAGGACATTTATTCATATACAAGTATCCACCAAATAATTCATCAGAACCATCTCCATTAAAGATTACTTTGGCTTTAGAATGAGTGGCAATATATTTACCCAATAAATAGTTTCCAATACTTGCTCTAACGGACGTCGTATCATAGCTTTCAATTGTAGCAATTACTTCTGGTATAGCATCAAACATTTCTTGCTCTGTCACAACAACTTCGGTATGATCACTGCCAATATAATCAGCAACAATGCGTGCATATTTCAAATCTTCCGATCCTTCAAGCCCAATACTATAAGTCTCTAATGGTTTTTCATTGCTATTGCGCTTGTAATAATCTGCAACAAGTGCAGCAATTAAACTGCTATCTAAACCACCAGATAGAAGACATGCAATAGGTCTTTCAGTTGTCAAACAACGTTTATCAACTGCATTGCATAAATAGTAAGAAATATTAGCATGTATTTCTAATAAAAAATCTAAATGTTTGTCATTTACTAGTCGGCTATGAGAAAAAGATGGGACAAAATACACAATGTTTTCTTTAACAGGTCTCCAACTAGATGATACTTTACTAGATAAATTGAAAACACTATATGTTCCAGGTGTAAATTGTTGTAGAGTGTATTCAAGAGGATTCTTATTATAAAAATATTCCAAACACTTAAGCTCTGATGCAAACCCATGTAAAGAACCATAAAAGGGACGTTCTTGTGCTGTCTGTTTAAGGTAATATAATGGTCTTACTCCATATGGGTCTCTAGCGACATATATCTTGTTATCTAGGTTATCTGTGATACGATTATCATATAGAATAAATGCAAATACACCATCTAACATATTTAAGGTTTGTTCAATGCCATATTTAAGATATAAATGAATAATGACTTCACAATCAGAACCTGTTATAGGTGTTACATTCATATCTTTATATAATGTTTGATAGTTGTATATTTCACCATTACAAACAAGAACAATATCATCGATAACAAGAGGTTGATTTGATTCATAATTAATACCATTAATACATAGTCTATGAAATCCGAGAACCATTTTTATATAAGAAGTATCTAATTTAGAGAATTCAGGACCTCGTCCTTGTCCTTTCATAAATTCATTTTTTACCAATTTTGTATCTGTCTCATTGTTTAGAAGAGTAAAAATTCCACACATATATATATTTATATTATATTTTGCCTTTATATACTTTTAAAAAGTTGATAAAAAATAATATATATATGTTATATCAATGAACCCATATTCTGAGAATCAAAGTGTTGCTCAAATACATGAAGAAACAAATGGAAGAATATATGATCGTAATATTCCTTCAAATGTGCTACAACCATATGTAGACGTAAGACCTGTTATGACAAAATACTCTTATTTTCCTATTGTTGATCCTAGAAAAAAAGTAGATGTGTCATTAATTCAATTACCAACATATAATGTAAATAGGGTTTTTAATCCAGGTAACACTCAGTCACCTTGGTCTGGTTTTGCATCGAATATTAATAAAGAATCTGAATTACGAAATCAGATTTATGCTATTCAAAAATGTAGTCAATCTGTTTTTGTCCCTTCAAGTAAAAGTGATTTATATAAATATAGTTTTAAGACTATTACAAAACCAAATCCACATGAATTATTGTTTCAAAATGAGAGTTTTTCAAGTTTTAATCCAAACCCAGACCAAAATATAGTAGGTTCTGGTATATTCTACAATAATACAAGATGTCAAGTTCGTGAATTGACAAAACAAACTTGCTAACCATTTTTTTATAAAAATATAGAAAATTTAAGGGTTTCTTAAATTTGGTTAAATAATATTATTATTATATATATATGAAGACGCAAAGAAGGAAAACAAATGTTAACCATAATAAAAGAAACAATCGTTATGGTGGTAAAAAATCAAAAAAAATAAAAAAATTAAAAAAAAATATAACACTTAAAAAAGTAAATTGCAGTCCAAAACCAAAAGGAGAAATAAATCAATTTTCGTGTTACACAAATAAGTCTTTATATAAATTGAGAGATTTATGGAATGCTCGTCATCCAGATGCAAAGATTAAAAGTAATTCACCTAAAGAAATTCATGAAGAAATTAGCAAATATCTAGGTCGTGTTTGTAATAAAGAATCATGTTGGTTAAAACAAAAAGCAGCATTTGGTAAAGTAGATAGTGACGTAGCAGATTCGTTTGCACCAGAATCACCAAAAGAATGGAAAAAAAATCCAAATGAATGGTTATCAAGTGTAGACATTATGAGTGTTATGAAACAATATGAAAAAGCATATAAATGTTTTGATTTTATTGGTCCTTCACCGATTGACTTTGATACAAGAAAATTATATGGAGAATGTGTGTGGAATGAGTTATGTAAGTTTAGCATAAAAGAACAAATAAAGAACAAGAAAACAAAAATTGGTATTATATTTAATACAGACCCTTCAACAAAACCAGGTGAACATTGGATTTCTATGTTTATTAATATTAAAAATAAAAAGATTTTCTTTTTTGACAGCACAGGTGATAAACCTCCAAAACAAGTTATGGTTCTAGTTGATCGCATTATTGATGAAGGGAAAGGTATGACACCTAAAATTGATTTTGAATTTGATAGCAATGAAGGTATAGAACATCAATATGGAAACACAGAATGTGGTATATATTCACTTTTTTTTATTGTTCATCTTTTAGAGGATAAATTTACTGAAGATTACATAAAACATCATATATTAAAAGATAAGTACATGGAAAAATTTAGACACATTTATTTTAATGATTCTTTGTAAAATATGAAAAAGTATATAATAAAAATATTATATTAAACAATACTTTCTATATTTATATATTTGTATGAGCATACAAGGTTTTCTTAAAAAAGATAATGTAGATACACTATGGGATGTTATTGTAGATGAAGATATTTTTAAGTTTCTATCAAGAGAAGTTCAAGGAAAGATCTTCCAAGTTTTTACGGATAATATAAAAGGATTTTTTGAACTAGAGAGAAATCAAACAAATCAATTAATAGATATTAATAAAAAATATATATTATTAATTTTAACACATATAAAAAAAAATTATCCAAACCAGCTTCCAAGTAAAATTAAAATTTTTAATGATACTCAAGTAAAAGAACCAATTACATATGAGGAAATACATAATGAGAAAAAAACACAATTTGAAAAAGATTTGATAAAACGCCAAGAAGATTTTACAAATGCAATGTCTTTACCAGTTCCAGAAATTCCAGAGTTTTCTGACAAATTTAAAGATACTCCTATAAATGAAATGGATAAATTGATTAAAGAAATAACCGCAAAAAGAAATTACGATGTTGAACAAATAAATCGTGTTAATCAGGGAACTATTGAAAATGCTGATACATGGTTAAAATCAGAAGAAACATCTGTTAAAAATGAAAAACTTGTTCCTAAAATAAAATCTAATAACCAGACTATTTTACAAGAGAATAATACTAGATTAAAATATTTAAATCTAGAAGACAATACAATAATAGAAAAAAGTAAAAATGTAACATGGGGAAAAAATGAAATATGGGAAAAAAATGAAATATGGGAAAAAAAAGAAGAGTTTAATTTACCTACTTTAAACAATGAGTCTGATTTTGACAATAATATCTTTAAAAAGTTAAAAAAGGTTTCATATAATTTAGATAATATTTCACTCACAATGAATGAATCTAATACTTTTTTACCAGTGGAAGAACGTCTAACACATATAGAGAAAACACTTGAAACATATAACAATAAAATAGACAGAATACTAGATTTATTACAAAGTAGAGAGACATAAAATATTAATGAAATAAAAAATGAAATAAAAATTATAATTAATAATATATATATATACAATGCAACATTTCGTTTTAGTTTTACTATTTAGTTTATTTCAA